CCAGAAGCCCAAGGTCCATAAATCTCTGACAACCTACCACCAGGAAAGCCACCACCAGTAATTAGGTCCAGTGCCTTGAGTCCTGTTGGCACTCTAAATTTTATCATATCTTCCGATTGCTGGCTTAAATCTATTGTCTTAAAGCTTTTCATCTAATGGTCTCCTTACCTCACTACTATTAATCCTGTTCTTTTTTAATCTGGTCTAACTGTGCTCTCAAAGCATTCAATGCAGAGCCAGCTTCTTCCTGCACAACTTCTTCCTGCACAACTTCTTCCTGCACAACTTCTTCTTCAACCTCAGCCTTAACCTCAACATCTTCTTCAGCATGTGTCTTATTTTTAAGAACCACCTGCCCTTCAGGAGCATCAACAACAACTTCTTCCTTCTTGACTTTACTCTTTGTTGTCTTAGGTTCTTCTTCAGCCTCTGCCTCAGCCTTCTCATCAGCCTTCTGCTGTTTAAACATCTCCTTCTGCATCTCCCTCATAGAATCCCTCTCTGACTTAGAGCCAAAAGCTTTAAGCTGTGCAATCACTGGTGTAGCTTCCCTGGCAACATTCTCAGGAAGCAATGGAGTAATCTGCTCAACCCAAGCCAGTACCTGTTTAGGAGTACCAAGTGCAACTCTCTCTGTAGGATATGCATTATACCTATTAGCTGGAGCCTGGTCTGGGTCATAAGTAATAATAATATCTCTACCTGCTGTCTTAATGTCTCCCTTGTCACTTTTGAACTCATCAAAAATATCAGCCATTCTACCTTCACCTGTAACCAATGCCACAATTTTAGACCACACAGTAAAAGGAGCCTCATACAGCATCACAGTAGCTTCTTCTTCCACAAGCCTCTCATTGTCTTTGGCATACTCCACAGGAATAATGTTAAAGACCCCCCTTCTTGTTGGCTTAAACACCTTAGCCTTGGTCTTCAACTCTTCAGCCTTTTCCTTATCACCTGCCTTCTCAGCTTCTTTAGCTAAGTTCAGAAGCCTAAACCATTCTTCACATGCAGGACATTCTTTACCATACACTTCCCTGTCACAAGTAAAAACCTCTAACCTATCATCATGCCTGAAAAAATGCTTACTAATCTTCAGATGATAGTTTCCACCAGCACCAGTAGCTGGAAGCACTCTAATAGCATTCTCAACATGTGGTTTAGGTTTCCAATACTTTGAGGAAGCACTACTGTAATTCATCTTCTCCTTAATTTCTGCCAACAATGCCTCATCACTCTTTAAATCTGGTTTCACGAATAAACTCATTACACTCTCCTATAAAATTAAATTCAACCTAAGAATCTGCTCCACTTGGAAACACACTCCCTTTGGGTTGTTTGTTAACAAATAATGTTGGGTCTGCCTGTATCCTCATATTAGAAGACAAAGCTATTAAACAATCCTTCCTATGCTGAAAACCTTCTTTAACTGCTTTCACAATACCAAGAATTTCTTTAGCATCAATCAAAGTCAACCTAGCACTCTGGTATTTCACATTCAAAAGAATCTGATTAGCAATCTTCTTTTCAGTAAGCTTCTCATTAACATGCAATCTAATCTCAGCATCAACAGTGGCCTCTGTAATTTCCAAAGCTAACTTAGCTGTGGCATAGGCAGACTCTGCCTTTTCCTGAAGAGTAGCATACCAGGAATACCATGAAGGTTGTTCTTTCAGGTCTTCATTAATCCTTGCCTCATCCATTACAAGCTCTTTACTTGGCTCACACTTCTCAACCTTATTATTAAACTTCACATTAAAATCTTCAATCTTTTTCATCTAATATCTCCTACTATATTATATGCTTTTCAGCAACTTTTGTTGCATTATAATTCAGTTAATTTTCCCCAGGATTTACCAACTGCCATATCAACCTTTAATGGGACATCCTGCATCCATGGATAATTAATATCTTCCATCAAGTCTCTACACATTAAAATGATTTCCTCAAGCTCATCCTCATAGCAATCAAACAAACATGAATCATGAACCTCAGCCACCATGATAGACTTCATGCCCCTCTTCCTCATCTCAGCCCACACCTTAGTAATACCTGTCAATACCAAGTCACTAGCTGTTCCTTGAATTGGCATATTACAAGCCTCTCTTTCCATAGCACTCCAAGCCTGTTGAGACTTTTTTGCCATGTCCAAATTAAAATATCTAGTTCTACCAAATGGAGTATCAATATATCCATACTGTTTCACATGCTCTTTCACCATTAGCTGATATCTAGTTACCTTTGGATGGGCATCATAGAAAGCATCAATATGTTTCTGACACTCATGCACTGGCCTCTCCAAGTCTTTTGAAAGTCCAATAGCTGATTCAAGATATATAACACCAAAGTTAACAGACTTAGCCTGTGATATCATCACCTCTCTGGAAGGTCTCAATCAATGGAGTATCACCAGACAACATAGCCAATACCCTTAGCTCCTACTGAGAATAAAAAAAAAAAAAAAAGTAACCATTCCTAGAAACAAATACAGGTCTGGTATTATATGGAATATTCTGGAAGTTTGGATTAAATGAAGCAAGTCTTCCTGTTGCTGTGTTAATAAATGAATAATCAGCATGGATAAAACCATTCTTCTGCTTCTCCACATATGGTTTCAGATATGTACCAAGCACCTTTACATCCTTCCTATGCTGAAGCAAATCCTTAATAAACTTATGCCTGCTCTTAACTTTCTTCAAAGCCTCTCCATCAGTAGACATCTGCTTAGTTTTTTTGGTCTGCTTCTTAGTATCTATCCCCATAAGCTCCAACACCCTTCTTAACTGTTTTGGAGACTGAAAATTAATAACCTTCTCACTGGCCTCTTCAATCTGCTTTATAATAGGATAGGTATGCATCCTATCTTCAAGCTCTGTCACCTTACCAACATATTCATCAGTTACTTTCCCCAAATAATCCATGTCCAACTTTACACCATTCAATTCCATCTCTGCAATAACCTGCTCAGCAGGAGCAATAACTTCTGTCATTAACTGCTGTTGTTCCTCATTAGTTTTCTGCCACAGAGCCTTCAAAACCTTAATAGTCATTTCAGAATCATGAGCATTATACTGGAGTATCTCTTCATAATCATGTTGCATAATATCAGCCCTGTCTAAACCATACCCACCACAGTCTGTATATCTCCAAGCCATGGCCTTCAGTCCATGTGGTACATACTTCCCAGTTAAGATAAAATGTAATATCATAGTATCACACCACAGGTTCTCAATCTGCATACCATACTTAGCCATCATAAATTTAATATCAAATTTAGCATTCTGTCCTGTATGCTTAAACTTCTTGCTCTTAAATAAAATCTCACACTGGTCCACCACCCACTGCTCTTTACCAAGCCATGGGGATTTTGGGTGGTTCATTGGAATCACCCAGGTTCTATCACCAGTACTGAATGACATTGATACTACCTTAATATCAGCATCCAACATATCAAAGCCTGTAGTTTCAATGTCAAATGCTAGTAGAGTCTGTACCATTGAATCAAGCTCTGTTATCATTAGCTCTAATTCTTCCTGACTGTTTACCACTTCATAATGTTTACCCTTCTTAAACTCACAAGGTTGATGTATATGCTTATACACCTTCAGCAAATCTTCTAGGAAAGCATCTTCAACTACAGTACCTTTGTTCCTTAGAACATAAGCTGGATTATACATACAAAATACATGGTGGTCATCTACCTGGTGTCCATACCCTCTATGTGCTGTAATCATACCCTTACCCAGCACAGCCTTCAATGGTATATTACCAAGCACCACCACTAGCTCACCTTTAAACTCAGCAATCTCATTCATCAAGTTCTTCTTACACTGTAGTACTTCCTTATCTCCTGGAGAAGCCCCTGCTGGTGGGCGGCACTTACAGACATTAGTGTAATAGATTTCTTCTTCCTTGAAGCCACACTTCTTAACCAAAGCTCTCAACATCTGTCCTGGAGTACCCATAAATGGTATACCAGTATCCTCAGCCCTATAACCTGGAGCATCACCCACAAACATTACTCTGGCTGTTTCAAAATTTCCATTTGGTGGCACAATCGTCTTGCCCTGGTAAGAACACTTAACACATCTCTTAGGGTCAACCTTAAATTCATAAGCATGCAAGTTTTGTGCCAAGTCCTGTTCTGGGTCAGGTTTTTCTATTATTGTTTTAACTTTTCCCAGGATGTCATCAAGCTTTTCATTGCTCATCTAATGTTTTCCTCTCCATAACCATCTTAGCTAATTCCTCTAAACCTTGTTGTAGAAGATACATTTTGTTACTAAGTGTCCTTGTTGGCAATGCCATTACAGAACTAACTCCTGGTAGCAGGTTTGTCTCAATAGCAGTAGTCAGAAGTAAATTGTGATTCTTAGTACCACTAATAATTCTGTACAAACTAGGTCTCAAAACATTCTCTATAAAAAGTACCTTATCCTGCTTAGAGTCAGGGTCTAACACCTTAAAAGCTTTATGCTTATTTCTATTGTTAAACTCAAATATAGGAGCAACTATCATACCCTGCCTAAACAATACCTTCTTTACTGGAGATATAGCAGGACCACCATGAAGAAGATTATCAATAGACTTTAATACATCCTCATGCTTTCTGCCCTTGTATCTTGGATGGTGTGATAACTCCTGCTGAACCTCTGCCACCAAAGCAAACCCATTCTTCTCACTCATTTTCAAAATTAACTGAGCACCATAATACCTGAGTGGTAATGCTTTTTTCTTTCTATTCATCTTTCTCTCCTTCTGAAATTAATTTCACATCTATTACTTCCTGTCTTTTAGTTTTTCCCATATCTGTAAACATTGATAAAGCCTCAACCACAGAATTAATAGATAACATAAACCCAACCTTGTCATAATCTTCCATTGGAAATTGCTCATCATTATCTCTTTCATAGTTCTGCATAAAGTCAACAATAAAAGTCAACTGTACTGCACCCTCTCCAAGCTTATCTGCTGTATCTTTAAGATATTTCTCAAATGGAATCTCTTTATCTTCTGTCTTAATTGTGTGACTCTTTTTACCCTTCAACTTCTCCTGTATCTTAGCTCCAATAGTGTACTTATCATCATCATCTTCAACTTCATTGGCAATCTCTTCTTGAACATCTTCAGGAATATCTTCAATAGATTCATCAACTGCTTCTGCAAATTCTTCTTTAACTTTAGGGTTTCCAATAGTATCAACTGCTTCCTGTGAAACCTTA